AGTATTGGGTTTACCAATATTTGTGGAGAACATAAATATTTTTGTACTAGGGAAAAACAATGAGCAAGATACCTTATATTGAACGTGCCTACGGGGGCAGTGGCCTAACAGGTGAGTGCGCATATCTGTGGGCAGTGTTCTTAGCCAACGAAGCTGACATGGCTGATGATTCTGTTAAGTACGATAAGTTCAAGGCTATGGCTGAAACATTGAAACCAAAGCATGGTGTAGCTGTACCAGCTAGTGTACATTACCCTGATCTTGAGGAAGAGATCAGTAAGTATAAGAAACAACATTGGACTGACCCTTCTGCAATAAATCAGATTGGCGGTTTCTATAATGCAAAAGCAGATGAGTACGTGTACCCCGGCAGTGATCCACAAGAATAAGGGCGGATAAGAATGGAACTGGCAATATTAAAAAGCCTGTTAAATAAATCTTTTTATGATGAGTATCGAGGGGCACGATGCCCAGCTAAGATATTCAACAAAGAAAATAGTAAAATAAAAACAATGATAGATGAGGCAATGTGCAAGTACGGGCGCAACTTATCCGTTGATGAGCTTGAGGGATTATTCTTTTCATCTGATCCATCCATGACTACAGCACAGAAACATGGTTTTCATGGAATCTTTGAAAAGTTGCGGAGAGAAGAACCGATTGGTCATGACGTAGCACAGGATATTTTATCTAGTCTTTTCAGGCAGTATCTGGGTGAAGAGATAGCGAACATGGGATTTGATTTTGTCAACGGTACCAAAACATCTCTCGATCCGCTACGCTGTATGTTAGAAAGTTATCGTGATGATTTTATTCCCGATGTAAATGTTGAATGGGATGATCTCGAAATAGAAACTCTTCTAGATAAAAATGATCTTGAGGCGAGATGGCATTTCAATGTACCCACTCTTGCTACTCGTGTCGAAGGTGTGAATGATGGGCATCTGATCATTGGGGGAGCTAGACCTAATACAGGTAAGACATCTTTCCATGCATCTCTTGTCGCTGGACCTCAGGGTTTTGCTGAGCAAGGAGCTAAGTGCATCATTCTTTGTAATGAAGAAGCAACGCATCGTGTGGGTGCAAGATACCTGACAGCGTCTAGCGGTATGACCATGAGGGAGATACGGGACAACCCCAAGCAGGCACAGCAAAGATGGAACCGGCTGAAACAAAACATCAGAATCAAAGATGCAACCGGCCATGACTTACACTGGGTAGAATCTGTATGTAAAACATTCTCTCCTGACATTGTTGTGCTAGACATGGGGGATAAGTTTGCACAAGCTGGTAGCTTTACATCTCAGCACGAAGCACTAAAGGCTTGTGCTATACACGCAAGACAGATTGCGAAAGAATATAAGTGCGCAATCTTTTATATGTCACAACTGAGTGCGGATGCTGAAGGAAGGATACAACTCAATCAATCCATGATGGAGGGTAGTAAAACAGGAAAAGCATCCGAAGCTGACTTGATGATACTGATCAGCAAAAATCCTCCACAGGATGGACAAGAGGAAGAAGACTACGAACGTCATATCAACATCGTAAAAAATAAATTAACAGGGTGGCACGGTTATATTACCTGTAATCTTAATTATCATATAGGAAGATATGAAGTATGAGTGCAGTGCGTAAAAAGTTTGATCGAAAGCTGTATGAAGAGTACGATCAACTTGCACGTGACAAAACAACTAAGGTATTAACGTCGCAAGGCTACATTGTGACTGAGCATCCTGACAGATACGCACAAGATCTAATTGCTGAGCAAGGTCAAGAACATTTCTTTGTTGAGTGCGAAGTTAAGCTAGTCTGGGAAACAGAAGAGTTTCCTTACGATACAGTTCAGCTACCAGAAAGAAAGAAAAAGTTTTTTAATTATACAACTCAGTTCTTTATCTGGAATAAACCACTTGAACATGCCATGACTTTCTGGAGTCATGATGTTGCTACCCTTGAGCCTGTTGAAGTACCGAACAAATATGTGTACGCAGGTGAATACTTTTATCAGATACCAATGTTTATGGTGAAGAAGGTGTCATCATGATTACAGTTCTTGATGTTGAAAACACAGTCACAAAACGTGACGGCAAGCTTCATTTAGATCCGTACGATCCGCAGAATTCACTCGTGATGATAGGCATACTGACGGAGAGCGAAGAGCCTAAGCATTACACCTTTGATCACAAAGAGTATGATTGTAAATACGAATATCGTAAGCAGGACTGTGATGAGATCCAAGCAATATTAGATAAAACAACTTTGCTAATTGGGCATAATATAAATCACGATCTTCTTTGGATCTGGGAAACTGGATTTAAATATGAAGGTGCTGTCTGGGATACGATGCTTGCTGAGTACATACTACAACGTGCACAGAAAGAACCATTGTCTCTTGGTGCCGTCTCTGAACGCAGACAACTTACGTCCAGTAAAATGGATACATTAAAAGAATACATGAAGAACGGCTATCAAGTTAATGAAATACCGTACGAAGAATTAAAGACTTACCTGTACGCCGACTTAAAAACTACACTCGATCTGTACTATGAACAATCGTTGGACTATCGTGACGATGTGAACAGGGGGCTTATGCCAATCGTGGATCTGACCATGGAGACATGCACTTTGCTTGCACGTATCTATCGTAATGGATTTACTGTAGATAGAGATGCACTAGAAGATGTGCGCAAGGAATTTGAGCACGAGAAATTATCACTTATACATGATTTAAACGAATCAATAACATCACTTATGGGTGATACTCCGATTAACTTAAATTCTCCTGAACAATTATCGTGGGTCATATATTCACGTAAGCCTCGTGATAAAACACAGTGGGCTAACGACGCTGATCCATACATGAGTCATAGTGATTATAAACGGTTTATAAAAGAATCAAGTGTTTTAGTTCGTCGTACTAAAGCAATCAAGTGCTCTGATTGCAAAGGCAACGGAACGTACTATAAAATAAAGAAAGACGGTAGTCCGTTTAAGAAGCCCACTCGCTGTCCTACATGTGGCGGCAATGGATATGTACTTAAAGACTTGAATAAATTGGCAGGTCTAAAGTTCACGCCACCAACTGCTAAGTGGCATAGTGCTAATGGGTTCAGCACATCAAAAGGAAACTTGGAGTTTCTAGAACGTGTCGCACACTCAAAGGGAATGCAAGAAGCCGCAGACTTTTTATATAAAATTCGTAGGATGTCTGCATTGGATAGCTATCTTTCTAGCTTCGTCGATGGCATTCATAATTTTATCAAGACTGATGGTAAGCTTCATGTACGACTGACACAGCACATGACATCCACTGGACGATTCTCAGGCCGTGATCCGAACATGCAGAACATGCCACGAGGTGGTACGTTTCCTGTAAAACGGGTGTTCATCTCCAGATTTGCAGGAGGTAAGATTATGGAAGCTGACTTCGCTCAGTTGGAGTTCCGTGTTGCGGCTTACTTGTCCCAAGACGAAGTTGCAATGAGAGAAGTGGCGGAGGGTTTTGATGTCCACTCATACACGGCGAAGGTTATTACGGAAGCGGGGCAACCAACTTCTCGGCAGGAGGCGAAGGCACATACATTCGCTCCGCTGTATGGCGCAACAGGATACGGAAGAACACCCGCCGAAGCACGGTACTATGAACACTTCACGGAGAAGTACAAAGGCATCGCCAGATGGCACAGAGAGTTAGCTAAAGAAGTTCTTACATACAAAAAAATTACTACGCCTAGTGGCAGACAGTTTTCCTTTCCTAATGTGAAGCGTAGAACTAACGGCACGATCACTGACTTTACGGCAATTAAGAATTACCCTGTTCAATCGTTTGCGACAGCGGATATTGTACCTACTGTACTGTTAGAAATTGAAAAGCGGATGGCAAATTTTCGTTCTAAGATCGTGAACAGCGTACATGATTCAATAGTTATTGATATCCACCCGGATGAAGAGTCTACAGTAATAGGCGTGATTGAGTTAGTTAATAATGACCTCAAGCAAATTATAGATAAAAAATTTAACATAGATTTTAATGTACCCCTTGCATTAGAAGCTAAGCTTGGGTTAAACTGGCTAGATCAAAAGGAGGTCTAAAATGACAACGCAAATAGCAACACTTGACAGCGGAAACTTTGCTGAAATGGCTAAGGCCATGGGCATGTCTGCTGACATGGGCAAGGAGACAAAAGCCAAGTCTTCAACGCTTCCCCGCCTACGTATCTGGAACCAGCCTGTCATGGGCGAGGTTGAAGTCAAAGGTAAGATGAAGAACATGGAAGTCGTACCGGCTGGTATGTATCGTCTTCAGTTACCCGACGACACGTATATTTATGCGGAGCAGGCAAACATCCGTGTATTTGTACAGCGGTTTATGTACAAGCGTTACGATTCAGAAAACGGTACATACGTTAAAACTATGATGGCTGATGATCTCAATGGAGATCTCAAAGATAATACAGGCGGTCTTAACTGTGGTAAGCCCGCAGGTTACATTAAAGACTTTCAATCCTTACCTG